GAAACTAACTGGGCATGTGATAAAATTCTATGGAATGAAATTCCAGGCCGCGATGAACGATGGAAAGAAGATACGATTAATTCTATTGGCTCTATAGAAGCGTTCAATCAGGAGTTTAACTGCGTTACAGGAAACACTCTTGTTCGAATAAATAATTACAATGAACGAGATGAAGACATTACCCTCGAAGCCTTGTACGAAGAGCTATCCGAAGAGGGCCAATAAAAATCAGTCCAGTATTGTTAAGAAAGGCTATAAGAGGCAGCAAGAAAGGCTTCGAGACGCTACCGTATATACAAAGACTGAGACAGTTAGACGTATTTGTGATATCTGGGAAACATTTCTCGGGAGAGCCGGTAACCGTAAATTAATAAAACATGATATAAATCTGTATAAGAGTATAATGCAGTATGGATCGGAATTCGATAATTGTTTAACAGTAAAGAGCTTTTCCGCATATCTCACGCTAGCTGGTAAATGTAGATATAATATTAATCGTGAGTATTTCTGCAAATGCGGCTCCCGGATTGTATGGGACGCTACTATACAAGAGTTGAAGAAAAAGGGATACTGTAAGAAGTGTCACATAACTCCTAACAAGAAGGATCATTTTAAATATAAGTATGGAGAGAATTGGCAGAGTTACTATGATGAATATCATAAATCTCCACACATGCAAAAAATTTACAGAGAGAAAGGTATGCGGGTAGTTAAAGATAAGATAGCTAGAGGTATAACTGGATTTATTAATAAAGGGAGCAGGGAAACAGAAATATTAGATTATTATGAGAAGTTATGGGGAATTAAGATTGATAGAGATTTTAAAGTATCAAAGTACTTTCCTGACGGCTACTGCCATGAAACAAATACCATATATGAGGTATACGAATACCATCATCTTTTCCTGTATTATGCAAAGAAAGACAAAATGCGTCAAGCTGCAATTCAAGATAAACTAAATTGTAATTTTGTTATCATCTATGATAGTAGAGAACACTCAATTGAGGACCTAAGTATAGATACGCATGAAAACTATTAAGAAAAATAAAGGTTTAAGAGTTTTAACTGCGAATGGATATAAGGAATTCACCGGAATACGAAAGATAGAAAAAAAATGTTTAAACATTATATGTGATACGACTTCATTATCTGCAACGTATGATCATAGATTAATGACCAGTGAAGGTAAATTTAAAGAATGTAAGGATTTAAACTCAGGTGATTTGCTGCAGACAAAAGATGGATTCACTACAATTAAACATATCGAAGATATCGGCGTTCAGGTAGTATACGATTTAATTGATGTTAGAGATACTCAATCCTTCTTTACAAACGGTATTAATAGCCATAACTGTGAGTTTCTCGATTCCGGTGAAAGTTCATTAAATGAAGAACTCTTTGCAAGGCTGATGCAGAGAACACAGGAACCTAAATTTGTATTTGATGAAGGTAAGTATCTACTATGGGATGAGCCTTCTAGCGATGGTATATATATTGTTAGCGTCGATACCTCGGAAGGAGTAGGAGCTGACTATTCTGTAGTACATGTCTTTGATTATCGTGATCTTACTAATATCAAACAAGTCGCTACATATTGCGATAATACTATATCTCCATATAATTTTACAGAAAAGGTATATGAGATCCTACAACACTGGGGTAATCCTCTAGCGTGTATAGAAAGAAACAACTGCGGTGCGCAGGTAGTTGATAATTTGAGTCGCCATCATGGATATGAAAATATAGTATGCTGGGGAGCATCTGCTGCCGGTAGAGCTAAAAGTCAGCTAGGTATTATTGCTCATACTAATACTAAACATAAGGGCGTTACTAACATGAGATACTGGATCAATGAATTAGAAAGTGTGGAAATACGCGACGCTAATCTAGTAAAGGAGTTAAGAGACTTTATCAGGTACCCAAACGGTACATGGGCCGCTAAAAGAGGCGCTGGTAATCATGACGATAGGGTGATGTCAATGATATGGAATCTAATTATACTAGAAGATGAAGTAGTTAAAAAATACTTCGAGATAGTTCAACTCGATAAAAATAAAAAACCATTACAGATCAAGCAATTTGACTTTGGGATTAAATATTTTATGAACCCAACATCTATTTATAGTAATGAAAAGACGGAAGATAGTTTCGATAACACACCGCCGATTTTAATTGGCAACGCAATGAATCAATCATCTGACATGGATCAATTAATGGATATGGGCTTTAAACCTTTACAATAACAATATGTCACTAAATCAATCACAGTTTAATAAGAGTCGCTTAGATAAATTTCTAATGGTAATTAACCTACCAGACCCTTTAAAAGGTATTAATACAACAGACTTGAGCGTACATACCGATAATAAGATAAATGAGAATTCTCTACAGTTCTCAGTTTACGGTGCAGTAATTCCAAATATAACGGTACCTGAAATTACTGAACAATACGCCGGTCAATCCTTTAAAATCTCTAGCCATACTAGACCTCCTTATGAAAACGTATCAGTGAACTTTACTGTAGATAGCAGATTTAACAATTATTGGGTTCTTTATAAATGGTTGGATTTACTGAATAATGATAAACAGTCAGTTTTCGATTCTGACGATCTGTCTAAAACACCAGCTATAGCTACATCTAATAGAAACAAAGTTAAGTCACCAAACCCTGCATCATTATATCAAGCTGATATAACATTATATGCCAAGGATGAATATGATAAAAATGTAGTAAAATTTGTATATACTAACGCATTTCCTGTTAATCTTGGAGGTATTAACTTCAATTATAGAACCGAAGGTGAGATTGAAACAACATTTGAATTTGCGTTCTCCCAGTTATTAGTTGAATTACTGTAATTTTTAGATCGAAATGCCATAAATAATATTATGGGACGTACAATTCAATCTCCAGGTGTAGAAATAAAAGAAGTCGATTTAAGCTTAAGACCTGCTATAGCAACAGGTACAACCGTGTTAGCAGCAGGTTTTACAGATAGAGGGCCAACAGATGAAGTTATTCAAGTGACAAGCTTGAGCGAATTCGAGCAAATTTACGGGGCTCCAACTACCCCAGCTGAAAGATATTTCTATCATTCCGTTAGACCGCTGTTTAATTCACCGGCGAATATTTTAACATATCGACTACCTTATGGTAGTGATACAGGTGCTGGTTTCGGTAATAGTTACGGCGCACTAGTGTATCCATGTAGTGCGGTTGCTTTATCAGGTTCCGGTGTTTATTCAAGCACCTTTTCACAGGTAATAGATGAAAGCGGTGAAAGTGTACCTACAAACTATATTTTAGGTAAACCAGTACACTACGAACTTACACAAGAGCAATTCTTTAGTATACAGCAAAGACAAGGCTTTGAATGGTCAGATGTAATTAATCCAAATCCATCAACTTTTGAGGATCTTGGCGGAGCAGCTGTTATTGTTCTTAATAAAGGTCAGACAACAGTTAATAATAAATATGAAGGCTTCTATGTAGGTCTTGCTGATAATACAAACTTAAACGAAGCGACAAACTTTGATGCTATTCTTACTGCTGAGACAGTAGGTGCTAGCGCTACTTCAACGAGTTCATACTTACGTTTACCGGAAGGTCGACTTAATTTTGCATTATCAGCACTAAATGACGCTCAGACAAATACATTTGGTCAAGAATCAGATAGTATTGCTGAAATCATGGAAAATCTTACTGATTACGATATTGCAAAGCCAGGATTTGACGATACATTATCTGTCGGTTTATTCAAACTTAGACAATCAGTATTTGCTTCTGATGTTATTAAGTTAGATTATGTTCTATCAGAGAGTTATGTTGGTTCTTTCGATTACCATCGTCAACAGCAATCACAAACTGGTGGAGCAGCTCAGAGCTTCTTCTTAGGATTTAAAGAAGATCAATCTCCGAATGTGCAAGTGCTCATTAACGATAATCTCTCACATAGAAATGGCGATACATGGCTAGGTCTTGATGGATTACCTGTTAATAAAGTTAGATTAGCTTCAACTAAGTTCAGTACAGCTCCTCTCGCAGAAGCAAATTGGCCTATACTTTCATCTGGCTATGTAGCTACTGGTTATGAAACCGCTGCGCCTTTTATTTCAGCAGCTCTTATTGATACAGCAGAAACGCTAGGCGTTGCAGATAGCTTATTCACAGTAGGTGCATATACTAATGCAAATCTACAGTCAACTCAGAAGGATCTTGGTTCTATTCCGCAAAAGCTTGATAGATTACTCGATACCGTTGAAAATCCAGATATCTTTGATATCGATATTACAATTGAAGCTGGTTTAGGTACAATTAATGCTGGTAGAGAAGCTAACGGTGATGGTAAGTACTATGATGATCTAACTAATGTACCAATGTCTGGTTTTGCTAAATCTGATATTACATTGATCGATCAAGATGCTCAAACTTATAGAGATAACTGGAAGACAATCTACAATAGATTTAACGACTTCGCAGAGAAGAAGAGAAAAGATCACTTGTTTATTGCTGACCTTCCTAGACCGATCTTCTTAGAGGGTGCAAACTTCAAGACATTACAAGATCCTAATAAGAACTTCTCGTTAAATATCAATAAGCCTATCCAAGCATTCACGTCTATCTTGAATTCTAGCTACTCAACAACGTATGCTGCTTGGACTAAAGTTTATGATGCGGTGTTAGATGATCAGACATGGGTACCATTCTCTGGTACTGCTGCTGAGATAATGGCTAATACTGATAGTAACTTCCAACCTTGGTTCGCACCAGCTGGTTTCACACGAGGAAGAGTAGGTAGTGTTAATGACATATGCCTCTACCCGAAACAGAAGCAAAGAGATCAGTTATATAAGATTTCTGTTAACCCTGTTGCGTTCTTCCCAGGAGAAGGTTTTGTTACCTTCGGTCAGAAGACATTGCAATCAGCGCCAACTGCGTTTGATAGAATTAATGTTCGTCGTCTGTTCTTAAACTTAGAGAAGTCAACACGTACAACTATGAAGTATTTCATATTTGAACCTAACACGCTCCTTACGAGAACTCGTATCATTAACACACTAACTCCTATCTTTGAGAATGCAAAGAATACGGAAGGTGTTTATGATTACTTGATCGTTTGCGATGAGAGAAATAATACCCCAGATATCATTGATCAAAATGAGCTTGTGGTTGACATCTATCTGAAGCCAGTAAGAGCTGCTGAGTTCATTCTTGTTAATTTCTACGCAACAAGAACCGGTACAGATTTTAACGAAATCATCGGATAATATTAACCCTTAACAAATTAAGCCGGTCTGAAAAGACCGGCTTTTTTTAGATTAATTGCCAGCTATTTTTGTTCTTATCTTTAACATGTTTCTGCTTTTGGTTAGTGATACGTGACATTTTAGGTCCGTTGATACCGTAACATTCATTCCACTTAAATCTATATAACGATTTTATCTCGCCAGTATCAATACATTTCATTGTAACAGTACCTTTACAGTTACCGTTATTTGACCCTCCCTGATCTCTTTCCAATCCAATCAACCTACCTTCTCTGTATACTTCCTTCATTCGTTTCGAATGGTTAGGTCTTTTTCTACCTTGTAATTTTGAATGCGGTACGTTTAAGGTTCCGTTTTTTTTCTTTGTTTCAATCATCTTCTTAGCTATTTCGGGGGATCGTTTGACCCCACGTCGAGTATTAGCAGATTTTTTTATAGATTCAGCTGTACAGATGACACCTGTCTGCCCATACTTTGAGAGTTTCGTTTGGTTGGCTTTTTTAACAGCGCGACGCTGTTGCTCTGTATTCATCTCATTATATGATGGTGGTCTATCTGCGACGGGAGAGCTATTGATGCACAATTCTTCATGAAAGGCTTTATCTAGGTGCGTCTGCTCAATACATGACAGTGCTGTGATATCATTAATCCTCTCTATAACTGTAAATTGCAGCTGGTCAGCTCTTTTATTGAAGATAAACTGTAGTTGTCTGTTATGGTGATTGTTATACTTTAAGTTAGATAGGTGAGTTGTAAATCTGTGTTTAAAGTTTTTAGCTGAGCCAATATAGAACTTTCCAGTTGATATATCTGTTATCTTATAAATTCCTGGTAATTCTAGGTATGCTTCTTGTATCATGTTTTGCATATAATTATTTATTCTAAAAGTCTCGGATTGTTTGTTATATTTTGTTAATTTATTCATATAAATTTTAAGGTGTTTGAATAAATATTATTATAATGAATACTATGAACACAAACCAGGAGGTACCAAATGGCTGATGTCAAGCAAACGATACAGGATTTTTATACCCAGGCTCAAGCAAAAGACTTCGCGAGAAATAATCTGTTTAGAGTGTTAAACATTGACTTTGGAGATGGCAGTGATGTATCTATCGGTGAAGAAGATTTAGTTTATGTAACAACAGCGACTCTACCTGGTAAAACTATTCAAGATGTTACAATTCCTTACATGGGACTAGACTTTCATGTACCTGGCACCGTTAAATATAATGGTTCAGAGGGATATTCGCTAACTTTTAGAGCTGATGAATCATATAATCTATATGATAAATTCCAGCAAGTAATTAATGATACATTTAACGATGAGGATTCAACAGGTAACTACTTCACTCCAAAAGCTAGCTCTGTTATTGACTTAGTACAGTTAGATAAAGAATTGAATAGAGTTTCTCAATACCAGTTAGTTGGTTGTAGTATCAGAAGCGTCGGTGATTTATCGTATGATGTTACAGCAACTGGTGAAGTGCAGACGTTTACAGTAACTGTTGCTTACCACTATTACAGAAAAACAGCATAAATTTAATTAATTTACTAAAAGGCCGTATCGTTTGATACGGCTTTTTTTTGCTTAAATATTATATATGGGTATATTAAACGCAGCAAATAATGCATTACAGGGAGTTTCAAACCTTACGCAAGGTGCGTTAGGCGGTACATTAGCGCAACCAAATGTAAATCTTTTTGGTACAAATATACCCGGGGTGCCGTTAGTAAGCTTTAGAAATAATTTTATTAGATCTATGGAGACGTGGGTCGGGGCTTTACCACTAAGAACGCAGTGGGTTGTATTGTTCGATTCCTTTCCTGTAGGTTTGAATACAGATATTTTACAGGCTTTAGAACCAGTTCAAGGTGATAAAAAAGGATTTGATATAGATAGAGCTAAAGCTTTTTTAACATCTTACCCAGCTCAAGGTATAGTTGGCTGTATATTCGCGCAAGGAGCGGATATACCAGACGACACCATACAGTCACCGGTAGCTGCAATCACAAACAATAGAGGATTTATACCTGGAAGAATATCCGGCAATAGATCTGAATTTAGCCCATTAACGTTACAGTTTAGAGAGACTAACTCTTCTTTTATCGATTCTGTTATTAGACCGTGGGTTATATTAGGAGGACATGCCGGGATGGTAGCCAGGGATGAAAACAATAAACCCGAACTTAGCCCTAAATCAAATATTACTGTAGTACAGTATACGAGATCATATCAAGGTGTATCTCAAATACCTCGTAAGGTGTGGAATTTCTACAACTGTGTACCATTTAGTGTTGGCAGTAGAAACTTAACATATGATGCTGAATCTGTGCAGATAGACACCACGCAATGGAATTACAGTCACTATACGGTCAGTGACAACCTATACTTGCCTTTACCTGATCTAATTGATAAGTTATTTTAATGATTGACAATTTAATACCGGTAAAGCTTTCGAAAAGCGAGGTATATCTTAAGGAACCTACATTTTACGAATATAAAAATATATGTAAAATGTTGCTATCGAGTGATAGTAAGTATATAAGTGATTGCTTTAATCGCTTAATAGACTCATGTATATACAACGATGCATATCTGGATATTATAGACAAATTTAAATGTATTGTAGCTATGAGAAATACCGTCCTCGGCAACGAAATATCATTTTTAGAAGATAGTAAAAAAATAACATTAGACATCTCGATACTGTTAGATAAGGAATTCGATGATACCCCGATAGAGTATGATATATTTACATTTCGAAGCCCCGTTAATTTCTATGCATCAAGCTATGATGAATTCGTTTCACAATGCTTGGTAAATGTAAAAGGTGCTTGTGTTAGAGATTTAAATATCAGCCAGAAAGCCGAGATTTTAAACGAGACATGTTTACCGTTAACTGACATTTTCAAGCAAATCCAAGATCAGTTTTCAAGAAGACGAATAAACATCTTCAGAGATAAAACGATTAATATATATAATTCTGCGGAATTATTGCCGTTTTTGAAGAGCATATTTCAAGAGGACCTTAACAGTATTTTACAGTTTGAATATATATGTATGAGAAATCTAGATCTTAGATCTGAAGATTTTAAGATGTATACATACCCCGAGCTTAAGATTTTCCTTAATCATTTAAATAAAGAGCAGCAAGATAGTAAGCAGGGTAATAACGCGCAGTAGTTGTTATTCGTATAATTAAAAATAAATATTTCTATGTCTGATAAATTTAACGATATTCTAAATGAGATTAAAAGTACCCGTAGTGTCTTAACGGTGTTTTTACCGTCTACACAGACAGAGGTGGAGTTATCCCCTCTTACATTAGCTCAGCAGAAGCTAATTATTGAGAGTACTTCAGATACAACGCTAGGTGTCTTATTCTTTAATAACATTTTTTATAAAATTTTAAAGGATAACCTTAACGGTAATATAAGAGACTATAACACAATTGACCGTGTTAATTTAACATTGGCGTTGAGACAGCATCTCAAAGATAGTATTGATGAAGAAAGTGATGAGACGGTATCGAAACTATTGACTCGTAATAAAGATATTCCGTATAATATTGAACCTATAACGGTAACGACAGGCGATTTTACATTTACTGTTCAAGCTCCTACTCTTGATGTTGATAACTTTGTAAATACCCACTTATTAAACAAATATAAGAATTCATCGTTTGATGATAATAAGCTTAAAAATTTAATAAGTGATTTATATGCATGTGAGATTTTAAAGTTCATAAAGAGTATAAAAATAAACGATAAGGAAGTTAATTTACATAATGAATTGACTCAGAGTATTAAAGTATTAGAGAGTATTGACAGTATCCACTTTAAACAGGTTACAGACTATATTAATACAGTTAGAGACGAAGAAGCAAAATATACAAAATATACCACTGAGGATAAATCGATAGATATTACTCCTGATTTGTTTATACTTTAGATTAATTATTAAATAATAGTATGGCAGACACTACTATAGCTGATGCATTACTATTAATATCAAAAGTATCATCTTCAACAGAAAAGAGACTATCTCTACTTGAAAAGGTAGTTGGTGAGAATACTGCAGCTATTAAAGCAAAGATATCACCGACACGTGCAGTTGAAAAGGTAGTCGGTCAAAAAGTAGATGCAATTAAACCAATATCAGCTCCTAGACAGGTAG